GAGATTCCAGTCTACATCTTCAGGATTAATCAAAGCATAGAAACTGCCATCGTAGCGTACTACATCCCATTTGTTGTAAGTAAGATTGACAATCCACTCATCAGTGTCAATCTTAACCCAACTTGTTAATCCGGGAACCTGAACGTTGTTAAAGTCTAAGCCATTATGCTCAACGCACTCATAATATCTGCCGGCGAATGTAATAATATCGCCCGGAGCATAAGATAAACGCTGAGAGTAAGGCTTGATGGTGTCTACTGATTGTGTTAGCGTATCCGCTTCAGTCCAATACACTACGCTGGTAGGAGCTTTTCGACCACGGATAGTTCTGAGTGCTTTATAGATTTTGTTGTTGTGGTAGAAATGCGCACCGGCAGGATAAGTGATTTGCGTGTTGTACTCTAACAAGTCTTTACCTACCGCCAAGACTTTTTCAATTTCATAGTTGCCTGATAGATACTCTAAAATTGATTCTTCGGCAGCTTCCTCAGCTTGCGCCAATCGTTCTACATTGCCACGAATAAGCTGAGATAGAGCTTCCTCAGTGACAATGCTAATGTAGTCGTTGTTGTTGATAAATCTTTTGTACATTGGTTAGTATTCAAAATCGCCATAAATATGCGGAGAGTTAACAGTATAGATACCGGAATCACCCTTATATTGGAATGAACGCCACGGATTAGCAAGCATAAGACATAAGGCGTAATCAAAACAGTCGGACAAGTGACCGTACTTCTCGTATTTCATGCCCAGCTTCGAGTCTGTTACTTTAGCCTTACATTTGGTGCCATCCTGATTTTTCTTCTGATAGATGAGGTCCTCAGTGAATTTACGGCAGCGCATATCAATATAAATGGACCAACCGGCATAACCGGCAAAAACGCTATTGATAAATTCCAGACGAGTAACTTGTGGTGGTTGCCTGTTCAGAATATTTTGCCGCACGTTTAGGGCTGAATTAAAGTTACCCTTGATAATTGTATAGTTGTTAACGCCATCCTCAGTTTGTGTAGAACGAGCCTGACCAGCCGGATCGCCTGTTAGTATGACACCGCCCATGTGTCGGTCGGTAAGCAAGCGTTGGTTTATCATTTTGGCAAATGCCGGTGTGTTGTTTTGCTTTTCTTCAGGTCTGCCAAGGTATTCGTTCAGCACATATACTTTCTTCTCGTTATAATCGAATTGTAGAGCCAAGCATGACATATAAGGCGCAACGTTGAAGTCGAAGCTGAGAACGACAGGTTTGAGTGGGTCGTAGACTTTCTCTCGTAAGCCATCAACCAAGTGTTGATTACCTTTGAATTGCCAATATGCCGCCACTTCATTAGTATCAACGAAATCCCAGTTACCGTATAGTAGACGTGCTTTAGTTGCCGGGTCGGTAATTTTTTCCAACGCAGCACGATAAATCATCGTAAACTTTTCGTTAGGGTTGTCGAATACTGAGAAAGGCACATAGGCTTCAGATTCCGCACATTTGACAGGATTACCGTCATCATCTTGTACGAAACGAGAACGAACCCAAGTAATACAAGGGTTGGTGGTCATGAGAAGTCGGGGATATTTGAAACTTTCATGGGTTCGCCAACGTAGACGAGAAAATAAGACCTCAACAGCCTTCTCAGATATTTCGGACACCTCATCAATTGCTGCGATGGTGAACTCCGAAGAACCAAGACGCTCAAAGTTGGTATCTGAAGGCAAATCTTCCAGTTCTTTCAATATTATCGTGCTATTGTTCCAGAAGGTGACTTCTCCAACTTGATTGTTAATTTTATAATTCTCGCCTTCTTTCAACCCCCAATCGCGCATAACAGTCTTAACCGTATTGAAGGTTGATTCTTTCAGTGATTTGATAGTTTTACGCGCGATAACAGCACGTAAATCGGGAAACCTCATGCAGCTACTGACAATCCAACAACTCGCAAGGTAGCTCTTGCCACCTCCGGCTGCACCACCACCTAAGATAATCTGAGGTAGATCGAATGATTGGCAGTTCTCACATTGGGGTTTGTATATATTTTTGCCATGAATGTCCTTACCAACCACTGTTTGAATAATGTGACCACCGCAATGAGGACAATAATCAGGTTGTAGCATTTTCCACAACTCATATTGTCGGGGTGATGGTGCAAAGTCAATAACAAGGTTTTCAGGAGCAACTAATCCTTTAGCCATTCCAGTGTGTTTAATGTTAGTTATAACTAAGAATAGCTGCTTTACTAATTCAATAGCAATGGATTAGCGCAAGATATGGCAATAAAAAAGAAGCAGTTCGCTAAAACCGCTTCTTTTGTATAGTAGGTAAAAATAAGTAACGATTTTCACAAACAGTTACCTATTGAGTGCAAATTCCTAATTAAGAAAATGAATATTATCGTCGCCTCAAAAAAGAAATAAAAAATAAGTTACTCACAATTAACCAAAATCAATAATAGTGCGTCTGAAAGGGTCGAACTTTATTTGACCACCATAATCAGGTCACAGACGCGAGGAATATCTTCCAACATTCCAGTGCGTTATTTCACAAGCTAACACATAACTTGCCGACTTACGATTCGGTTCGAGCAACGAGCATTAAACTCGGTCGAAATTTACGTTACTGTGCGCAGCAGTACCCCTTGATACAGGGGTGGGAGTCGAACCCACACTCATCAAACGGCTCAAAAACACCTCTACCATCTACCGTTTGAGATTGCCATTACCCTGCATAAAGCCTAATTTCACAATCCGGCTTATCCCATGACAAAACATCATATTTTTATTATCTGCAAATTCAATATCAATTATCGCCATAAAATGAACTCTAAGTGGCGCAGATAGGGGTCGAACCTATGACCTCCAGATAATGAGTCTGGCGAGCTACCACTGCTCTACCGCGCTTTATTATAGAATAGAGTTGATTTATGTTTGGGTTGGTTATTGGCGATAAAATTTGTTTTATTCATTCGTTGGTTGCTCATCAGGAAGATATAAACCACCAATGGCTAATTGCTTCCTAACAGCTTCCCTGAACGTGATACCATTGTTTGTAAAGTTCATAATCATCTCATAATAACGAGGGTGTAAGTTGTATAGTAATTTAAATCGCATATCATCTGCAAATTGTGCGCCAAATCCACAAGCAGTACAGCCGGTTCTTGCTATGCCTTTGTAGTATATGTCTGACACTTTGAGATTGTGCATATTAATATATTGCCAAATATCTTCCTCAGTCCATATTGATAAAGGTCGAGAGCTTATGCGACTACCCCAAATATTGCAACCATATCTAACCCACTGCGAAGCTCTAACCATACTTTCTGAAGCCATAATGCCTAAGATTGGTTTGCGTTTAGTTGCTTGTTCATATCGTCTAAATGGTTCTTTCTTCAGCTTATTACAACACAAGTAATGTGTTTCATACGGCTCATCAATCAAATAACGCCATTTAGTAGCCAACTTAAACTTATTGTTGGGGTTTAAATGCTTCAGGGAAGTTGGTGCGTTAGGGTTGTTTCTAATGCCCTTAACTCGCTTTGCAACTTCTTTAGATACCAATGGGAAACCATATTTTGCCCAGACTTGTTTAGGTGTTAGCTTCGGGTGAATGGTTTCTATATTGTGGCACGAATTAACAAAGCGGATAATTTCAGGATATTCACAACCGGTATTGCAAAAGACACCTAAAATATCAGGATAAATTGTTCGGCACAGGTCCAACAAAACCGTACTGTCTTTGCCGCCTGAAAAGCTGACGTAAGTGCTGTTCACCCCCCCCCACACGATTGACAAATTGCTCAATAACACCTATGGAGTGGTCTATTTTTTGGTCAAGCGACCATTTCTGTCGCTCGGCTAATTCATGTAGTGATAGTTTATTTGTTTCTATTGTTTCCATATCATATAAGATAAAAAGTGTTTTATGTTAGTTATGACCACGAACAAAATCAGTTCAAATTCAAATTATGATATTAACAAACAGGATGCAAGTTATACTAATTCAATTTCGTATAATGCAAAGGGGTAATCTTCATTGATAATTTCCCATGCTTCGCCTCTCGTAAAAGCCGGAATATTAACATAGAATTTATCCTTTGTTGTGCGGTTGACTGCCATGAATACAAATACTTCTTTTTTGTGTCGTTGAGAAGCAATCTTATAACCTCGTTGTGACAATTCGTTGAGTAGAACAATATCAGGCGCGGTGGTTACAGCTCTCTCAACGCTTATAATGTCAGCTGTGTCGGTTGATGGGTCTACGCTTGTTGTTGATGCAAGCTGAGTGTTCCACCAGTGCCATTGGTCCATATCAACCGTATATTTGACCTGAATTGCGTCATCATCATGTGAAATATACGAAATAGTGATTATATCGTACAATTGAGCTATAATCAAGCAAGATTTAATGATAGAGCTGTGGCATTGAACTATCTCGGAAAACGCTTGTATATCCACTGTTGCAGATGGTCCATGCACTGCGATTATGCGCCCTAATAACCGGAGTATAGTTGATGTAAGTAATATGTTTCTTTTCATAATTTACTTGTTGCCAAAATCTGCCGGGGTTTCGCCCCATAATAAGTTATCCCAATGCCTTACTTCAATCGTATCAATATCATCAGCCATAATCTTCAGGAACACCTCAGCCTTCTGTAAATTTTTATTCCTACGCTTAGATGCCGTTGATTTATTATTGTACCATGTTATAGCTGTTTGAGAGTCGGTATAGATAATTCTCGGCTTAAAGTTATGCTCGATGATATACTTCGCAGCCTGAACTACTCCCAGAAACTCCCCGATGTTGACGGTTTGATGACCTAAGTTCTCGTAAAAGATACGCTCACCTGTTGCCAAATTAATGCCTTGATACTCGGTTACTGAGTTTTTGACTGAGTGTGCAGCATCGGTGGCAATCCCTTCAGTCGGTCGATTAGTAATATCCATCTCTGCGATAATTTCTCAGCAACGCTTCAGCTGCATCGGTAAAATCAGCAAATACCCTTCCGCGCCATTTAATATCTTTGCGGTCAAGTATGGTGTCACCAATTTTGCTGATAGAATTGTTGCGTTTGCTTGATGGGTCAAAGGTGATAATGCGATTTCCCCACTTAACTTCAACCTTGTAAAGGATATTGGGAACATAAGTCGTTATGACGGTCGCAACAAATGCCGCTTCCAGAACGCCAATAGCTACAAAACCTTTCTTCTCAACCATAGGAACCATAGCAACTCGATACAAGGTGTTATACTGAACCTCATCCTGAATAGCCGGACTAACCAAAACTACTTGCTTGGGTTCACGTGCTTTTTCCCCTACTCCATACCAACAACCATTTCTTTTTGTCACGTATGCAATCAGATTGCCGGTGCGTGTAGAATATTTAAATCTCAGCTTGGAAAATACAGTACCGATGGGGAAAACTTTCTTGCCTTCCTCGTTTACTGTAATGCTATGCTGTTCTGGAGATGTTGCAAATAATATCATACCTATTGTACTGTCATTTTATGCTTAACGAGATGAGTGGTGCTTTGTTCGTTATAGCACTACAAAGGTAACGATTGTGCAACAAAACGCAAACGAAAAACCTTATCAGACAGATAGTTAAGGCGTGATTTGGCGAAAAAATTGGGAGTAGCTGTTTTAGAGAAAATATTGAGCAAGGCAATGAAAAAGACAGCCTTAAAAGACTGTCTTAAAACTTGAATTTAACAACGCTTATATAATGCTAATCGTTAGTTAATATATCTCAATGGAAGAAGCAATGCCTGAAATGTGGTCGGAGTTGTGCTGTTATTGTCACCTTATCAGAACTACTTCGGTATCGTTTTGTTGTTAGATAGATATGGATGCTGAAACACAATCATTGCAGATGCCGGAATTACGCTTGTATCTGCTATAAGTGACAGGCCTACCACAGAGATTACAATAATATACTTTCTTGTCATTTCTGCGCATTGATTGTAAAACCTTGTTTGCATCAACATCGTACTCATCGCTCAGAACTTTGATTATCTGAGGGCGTGTGTACAGATTTAAATTGTTTAATTTTCGATAGTCGTTAAGAACTAAGTAGTTGATAACCTCAGCTTGATTAAGTAACCCTAACGCTATCATAGTTGTTATAGATGCAACATCTAAGCCGGTCATAACAGCCAGCTTAGATGTTTCTTTATCTCGTAATTTAATCATATTCTTTGTATGTATCGCTTATTCTGCCTGACTTCATCAGATAGGCAAATATTAAAATAGCTGGAATTGATCCTCCTACGGGCAGCAACCAATGCCACGTGTGAAAAAAGTAGTCTTGTTTTAGTAAGCACACCATGCCACACATCCCACCCATACTCGCAGCCATAGTGAAAATAACATACACCCACATTCTTAATATTGAATGGCGATATATCTTACGCTGAGTCTTTATAATCGCTTTAAGTGAGTTAGTTCTCCACTTATATCCTTCCTTTTCTAAACATTCTTGACCACAAGCAATAGCGGCAATCGGACACACCAACATACCAATTGTAGATAGCACTAATAATGGTAAGCCTATCAAACAGCCAATTAATGTGTCTAATGAACCATATCCCCAAGCGTATTGTCCATACCCGAACATTATACCTAAGAACGAATATAACACAACTAAAGCGAAAGGAAACAATAAGCCATCGCTGTTGTCCGGCATTTTGAATGTAAATAAAACCTTATGTGACATTGAAATTCCTATCCCAGCTATCACAAAAGAGGTCCACATGATAAAATTAGCCATTGTGTCTATAGGGTTCATCCACTCCATATAAACGCGGAATATCCACAGACACACCAGACCAAAAGCAAAGCCGATAAAAGATAATCCAAAGTCGTGATAATTCTTCACGTGTAAATACTTAATTTTCATAATGTTGATTGATTTTGTAAATGTTTTGTTTTAGATTTTATGCAAAGTTAATGATTTTTGTCAGAATTATGGCGTTTTAGTTTCACTTTTATAAAAATAAGGTGCGACATTTAGCCACACCTTATCGCATATAAATAACATAAAAATCAACTGCGCATGAGAACGCTTAGAGTGCTATCAGTTCCCAGTCATCAGCAAGCAAATCTTCAATGGTGGGAGTCCATGAAGTTGCTCCACCTGTTGCCACATCATGCAGCAAACATTGGCTGTGGTATTTAATACAACCTGCTGTGTTGAGAACGAATTTCTTAGCCTGAGATGACAACGAACTCATTTTGGGAACGATTGTGTTGTCGATGTTGTTAGGCACTTGCATACTAATATATTTGTAGGCAGACCAATGAGCGCGTCTTGCAATACCACCGGCTTTGATGTAAGCCATCGCGACACCAATGCCGTGTTTATAATCCACTTTAGCATGAGAACTTTCAAGACGGTTCATTAGCAACAAGCTATATGAAAGTATTGCGTCACACTGAGTACGAAGTAAGATTTGCTCTGTTTCAGGAAGGCTTTTAAATGCCTCGCTTGTGATGAAGTTGGTGATGCTTTCCAAACGCTCGCTCACTTCATTGTATTCGATATTTAGACGCTGACGGTGTGTTTCAGCTGGAGTGTATTCAGCTTCAAATTCATCAGTCGGCATCCATTCTTGTTCGCCATTTTCTTTGGTTACGAGATAACCGTCAGACACCTCGCCACTTTCTTGACATAGTGCTACGGTCTTAGTTGCATCTACTTTTGAGTGATGTATGTATTTCATTGTTAGTTAAGTTGAAATAGTTGCTTAAAGAAGTTCTTAATGCGCTGCCACCAACTTTCTTTGGTCGGCTTTGTTGTGTTGTTGTAGATTATCACGCGCTTATTGTAGGTGGCGTATCGGTCATCTATTCGCGCCCAACCTTTTGGTTTATTACTCATTAGCCATGTTTCTTATCGTAATTTTTAAGTCGATTACAATGGCTTTCAGATGTGCAATTGATTTGGGTGTGAGCAATATGCCAGCAGATGCGCCCATCGTACTTATGAAAGCCAAGAACAGAATTGACGCTGTGTTTATTGCATCGCCCTGTCATTGAAGAATAGTACCTGCACTTTGTACGATAGGTGTATCTGTCTGGATTTTCGCTCATTTTTTTATTTTTATGCGCTTATTTTGATAGTATTGTCTTAGCCAAAATGACTTTAGGCTCATTTGATGCTAAGAATTTTTTGCCAAGATAGCATTTGTAGCAAGGCTGAGATTTCTTCAGGTTGTTGTAAATCGTTAGCATATAGTCAGTGTTTACGTTGCCGAATGAAGGACATAGCCAAGACTCTGACAAATGCACATCGCCCTTAAAATCTACCATCGGTTTACACATCGTGCCTGTTTGTATAAGACCATACATTTTAGCTGAGTCAGAGAGTTGTCTAAACATGACATGACCATTAAGACACCCCATGTGATAAGGACTTGCTTTCACTTCAGCCATAGCTTCAGGACAATCTTTCGCTCTACCGAGGTCTTGCATACTCATAATGTCTGAGGTCGTA